CCTGGGTTTCTGTTGAAGAAGAAGATGAGTGGCAAAAAGACTTGGACACCGTTAGTTGTATCCGCGACTTGCGAAGAAGTCATCTTATCCCAATTGGCCTTGGCACTGTCCGCCAAGTACAATTCAGAGTACAATCTCCACCATTTTTGGTAGTGTTTGTCGATTCTTTGACCACCAATGGACAATTCAACATCCTTGATCGCACGTTCCGCAGCCCACGCGTGGGAGCAGCCACTGATACCAACCTTGTATTGAAGTTCGCAGTACATGTCACCAATCAAATCACCATTTCTGGCGACCGTGACGGAAACGCGACCAGACGAAGAGGCCGTACCGTTAACAGTTTGTTCGATGTTTTCCATCGCAAAGTTAGTGTGGCGTTTGTAAACCGCCTGGAAGAAAGTGACTTTTGGGTTACCAGTCAAGTAGACATCTTGGGCGCCATAGGCGACGAGTTGCATGAGACCACCGGCCATATTGTTTGTTTTTGTACTATAGGCTGAGATTTTTTTTTCGGATGATTTCGCGAAAAAACACGAATTGATTTTTCCTACTATATATAAATGTCTAACGAACCTGTACCAGAGCTTGAAAATGTTGATGAAGAAAGTGTCGACGAAAATATTGAAATTGAATCAGAAATTTCCGAAGACGATATCAATGATACCGAATCTTTTATCGACGAAACGGAACTTGTATCGGAAAATTCCGAAGACCTTGAAATATCAGAAAATGAAGATGATGAATATGATGATGAACATGACCCTTTTATGGATCTCGGTAACCTTTTAAGTTCAGTTCTTATATCTGAAGAAGGTGAAACTTTATGTTCTGCTTTGGTAAATATTTCCAGGCAGCTTGAAGTACAAAATAAAATTATGATTAAAATGTTATCTCATATCCAAAAAAAGGCTTAGAAAAATAACGAGTAATACTTATAAGATATGGAAGATACACATTATCCCGCTAAAGAACCAAACACTATTGAAGCAAATAGTATCCTGTGGGATAACAAAATTTCTGAATTAAACCATGAAACATTCATGAATCTCCTCTCCCAATTTGAAGATAAATGGTCCATCAAGGCATGGAATAACGGTAAGGAACCCTTCCAATTGGGATATAGAAATTGGTTTGACGAAAACGATATTAACGAAGAAACCGGTCAACCAAAAAAATTTAATTACTCTGATGTTGAGGGTGAATATAGAAGAATAAAGGATAAACTTAGTTTAATGTTTAATCGTGCTGATACTTTAGGTATTCTAAATTTCGAGGAAAACGATGATGACGATTTAATATCTCTTCGTCTATCTCGTCTCATTGATCAAGTTGACGATTGTTGGACTATTATTTATAGAGCCGCGCGTATGTACGAAAGGGTCCATCATCCCTCCTGGTTACCTGCAAATATACCTTCAGAACCTTCTATATTAAGGTGTTCAACACCGGATTTCGAAAACCTTAACGTTTTCCAAAAAGCTCTTTTAGCTATTTTACGAGAACTTTACGAAAATAATATAAAAAGGTACAAGGGTTATTGTTGTGTACAAATTAAAACACCTGAAGGTCATAACACGCGCGCATGGAGACAAACCGAACTTATTAAGGCTTACGTTCATCGCATGGCACCAAAAGAATCGCGTTTTGAATTGTGGCAAGATTTAACAAATAACGGAACAACTATAATTAATCAAGTTATCAAACATCTTGGTGATTGTTACGACTTACAATTTCCAGAAATTGTAAAGGATAGACACGTCTGGTCTTTCAGAAACGGTATATTCATCGGTAAAGAGTGGTCTCGTACACAAGAAAAATACATATCCGTATTTTATCCGTATGAATCAAAACAGGCGATAAACCTCGACCCAAAAATTGTAAGTTGTAAATATTTTGATACATTTTTTGAAGATTATAACGATAATTATAAAGATTGGTTTGAAATACCTACACCAAATTTTGATAAGGTTCTCCATTCACAAGAATTTGAACCTGATGTATGTAAATGGATGTATATCATGGGTGGTCGTCTTTGTTTCGAACTAAACGACCTAGATAAATGGCAAATCATACCATTTTTAAAAGGTATCGCGCGTTCTGGTAAATCAACGCTCGTTACGAAAGTTTTCAGTAAATTTTACGAAGCGGACGATGTAAGGACACTTTCAAATAACGTAGAACGGAAGTTTGGATTATCTTCTATACATGACGCGTTACTTTTCATTGCACCAGAAATCAAAGGTGATTTACAACTCGAACAGGCAGAGTTTCAGTCTATAGTATCTGGAGAAGATGTATCTATTGCAGTCAAATGTGAAAAAGCAAAAAACATGACGTGGATCGTTCCGGGTATACTCGGGGGAAATGAAGTTCCTAATTGGAAAGATAACTCTGGTAGTATTTTGAGACGATTAATGACCTGGCATTTCAAAAAACAGATTAGAGATGCTGATACAGATCCTCTATTAGAAATAAAGTTGAAAAACGAAATACCAATAATTCTCCAAAAGTGCGTTAGAGGATACCTTGAATACTCACAAAAATATAATTGTGAGGATATTTGGAATATCATTCCAGACTACTTCGCTCAAATTAGAAAACAAGTGGCAACAGTAACGAACCCACTCGAACATTTCTTACAGTCAGATGTCATCTTATTCGACGGTCACGGAGAAACCTACTTTTGTCCACTCGAAGTTTTCAAAAAAAGATTTTTCAATTATTGTTTTAAAAACAATCTAGGTCGACCAAGGTTTAATCCTGATTTCTACCTCGGTCCGTTTAGTAGTAGAGGTGTGGAGATCAAACGGAATAATGAAAAAACGTACGCAGGAAAAACCTACAAAAACCAGGATTTTATTATAGGTGTAGATGTGATAATAGAAGAAATGGAAGAATAATCTCAGCATAGTGTAAGTATGAACACTGATCCAAGACAATTCGTACGGAATTCAAATGTAGATATACAGAGAACAAATGTAGTACAACCGTTTGTACCCCGTGTCCAACAGGAAATAATACCACAAACTAATACAACTTCCACATTTTCCGAACTTAGAGTAGGTAAATTCAAACCAGGTATATACAATGCTTTAGTAAATGAACAATTTAGTAAAGATGAAACGCGTATCGATATAAAAAATATATTGAAACAGAAACCAAAAGGTCATGCACCAATAGCAGGAGGTTTAACCGTAGACATAAGTGAAATAAAGGGTATATATGGAAGATTTCAAACAGGTGTTGTTCACACAAAAGATTTTGGTTTAAAGGGTGATTTAGATAAAAACTTCTTTTCCGCACAATTTTCCGGGTACATGATGAACGGTATAGAAAAAAAGAATTTTAGTTTTAATATTTATAAAAATGGTAAAATTAGATTTTCGGGTGGATTTTTAGGTTTTAAAAATTTAAAAAAACAACCAGAATCTTTACGCAATTATATAGTTGATACATACACACAAAAAAATAAATTTTTATACAACGATATAGAATACAATAATATCGCAGGTCAATTTTTAACAAATACTAATTTTCAATTATACAAAATGACAAGTGAATACCGTCAATTACGCACTTGGGGGATTTCATTCCTCATGTACGAACCAGAATCATCACCGTTTCTTTATTTAAAATACAAGGAACATACATTTATATTTTCAACAAAAACTGGAAAGGCGGGTTCAGGTATTGTTCAGGTACAGGGTGAATCTAATCCCGATGATCTCGAAAGTGCTTATTCTATAGGTGTAGAACTTGTTAAAAAGTTACACGAAAATGGGTATACGATAGGTTTGGTTAACAAAAATGTTAACGCAGATAAAAAAATAATTGTTTCTAAAAAAACACAAGGTTCAACATGTCCTAAACCAAGAAGACCACCTTGTAAAAATGGATTTGAATCTCGAAAAAATCCACAAGGTTATGATTGTTGTTTCAAAATACCAAAGAAAAAACCCGTTAAAAGAAAAACAACACCAAAAGTTAAAAATACTAAAATTACGTACGATAAAGACGGTATAATGAAAATAGGAGGTAAAAAATGTAAAGGTTTATCCAAAAAAGTTTTACTCGAAGTTTCTAAGAAATTGGGTGTTGTTGGTATTAAAAACAAACAGAAAAAAGACGATATATGTAAAGTCCTTGATAAAATAGAAAAAGGTAATTCTAATTACAAAATAGATGATAAACTTTGTAGAGAATTGAAAAAAGACCAACTCGTATCACTTGCTATATCTAAAGGTATAACGGTAGAAGATACAGACACCGTAAAAATATTATGTCAAAAACTTCAAGATAAACCAGGTACACCAAATTCACCAAATTCACTTGCAAATGAAATGGAAAAAGTATTGAAAAATAAAGAAATAAAAGAAAAACGTTTACCTATAAATAGAAGACGTAAACTTAACGAAGCGAGTATTAAAAATGATTTAATTAAACTTTACGGTAAACTTTGGATGAAAAAATACGGAAACGTTATGAATATAAATAAAAATGTTCGTGAAGTTAAAAATAAACTAACTAAACTCGAAAATAATAAAAAATTTGTAACACGAGATGGTGTACTAAAAAAAATGGTAGCAAATGAAGTAAAAAAGGATATGGTAAAGGATTGGAAATTAGATAAAAAACAGGTTTTTAAGAAAATTTTAATCGAAAAAGAAGCTAATAAGATTTACGGTAAATTTGGTAAAAATGTCGTAAAAAATGTCGTTAGACATGTTATGTCTTTACCAAAAACTCCTTCACTTAAAAGCAACCAAGTTATAAGTTACATTCAAATGATTAGAGAACTTAGAAGTGAAGAACCTCTACCATTAAACATGAAAAGACCTTCACCACCTAGACCAAAACAACAAAAACCAGTACCAAAACCAAAACCAAAACCAAAACCAAAACCAAAACCAAAAACAAAAACAAAAACAGTTCAACGTGTTATCAAAAGACCACCAATTAAGAAAATAACGCCACGTAAAAATAATGGTGTTGTCAAACGTTTGAATTTTAACTCCGTCTCGAACTCGAACTCGAACTCTAACTCTAACTCTAACTCGAGTTCAAAAAGAAATAAAGTAACACTTAACAATTTATTTAATAACTTTGAGAAAGAACAAAAAAAAGCATTAAAGAGAAAACAACAAAAGTAAGTATAAGTAAATAAATAGAAAATGGAAAATCCACGCGATTTATTTTTATTTCGTGTTAATAAAAATAAAGGGCGTAATATAATAGATAATTATGAAAAATTTAAAACTGATATTAATTCAGGTGTTATAGATTTAATATTTTATACTATATGTGATTATATTAAATGTGGTAGAGAAAAGACAGAAGACAATAAAATTAATAATTTAAAAATGTCTAATTTAGAAATTGCATTTTATTATACGGATGATTTTCACTATAATGAATGTGATCTAAAAGAATACTTTAAAAATACATACATAGACGATTCGGAATTAATTATACATGTATACGATAATTATAATAAAATACATTTACCTAAACATAGACGTATTATTTACTATTTAATGAACATATTATACTTCGATTTATAATTTTATCTGGTTCGGATATCTGTTTAAGATGTTTCACGTGATATGAAAAATCATACCCTAAAAATTGATTTTTTATTTCATCTGAAAGTGCAAAAGCTTCTAATTTTCTCGATGTTCTTGAGCAAACTGATTTTCTTTCGAGATTTAAAAACCTGTCTTCCATCATAACAAATTCCTTTATTGATTCTTCGGATAAGTTATTTTTTTTCATTTTTTCAAATATTTTTGTAGATTCACCATGAGACATGTAAAAAAATTTAGAATTGTAACCCAATACATGTACATTTTCGTAACGTATATCATTACCATAATACATTATGAAAAATACTATACATGCAATTACTAACCACACTAACATATATAATTACTCATATTAAAAAAATCATTAATCTTATGAATAATTTTAAAAAGTGTATCTATATCTTCCACTTTTTTAGGATCAATTATTTCAAATTCCACTTGATAAACTTTTGAATCTTCTGCATCCATATCCTCAACTTCACCATCACAAATGGTCATATCTATAGATAAATTTTTTCGAATGAATGACATTCTATTTTTATTCTTTTTCTTATTCCATTCGTTATTATCATCTTCTTCAGCTGGTATTTCTTTGGATACACCCAATCTTATATCGTAAGGTACATTTTGTAAATGTTTAAAATCTTGTGTATATACTCTATCCTTTATTATAAGAGTATCATCTCCTGTTATTTCATCTACAGTTAACCTTTTATTGTCATCTTCACGGTAATACACTTCAGTTTTACTTTGAACAACTTTCTCCCAACCATTATACTTTTGTAAACCATCTAAACATTTATAAAAATTTTCTTTTCCAATATTTGTATCAAAAAATGAAGAATTGAATTTACCTAAACGGAATTCTAATTCTATATACTCTTCATCCTTATACTTATCTAGAGTGGGTTTGATTTCATCACACAATTTACGAACGTCCATTTTATTTTATTTACTTTTTATATTCGCGTCTTCTTCTTAAGCCTTTTTTATTGATCTTTTTTAGATGCACGGATTTACAAATTTAGGAAATACATGTTACTTCAATTCTGCTATACAAACCATATTACATATACACGAAATATCCTCTCATATATTGGATAAAAAATACACAGGTGATTGTAAATTTACAAGTGCATATGAACAACTCGTTCATATATATTTCAAAACACAGGAATCGAAATCTTTCACTATAGGTCCTGTATTACAAGAATTTGTTAAAATTTTTCCAAGATTCGTTATTGGTCACCCACATGATTCTCAAGATGCACTCTTTTGTATAATAGATATACTCGAAAAAAGTTACACTTATATCAAAGAACTTGTATATGGAGAAATTACACAAATAACTATATCACCAGTAGGTAAAAATACAATAAAAACACCTTTTTGTATTCATATATTAAACGTAAAACAAAATGTTAAAGATTTAAATATAATGATACAAGAAAGTCATAAATGGAACATACTAGAGGATTACGTTGATAATAATGGTAAAAAACATAACGTGGCTACAACACGAACTTTATTTTCGGAGTATCCAAAAATACTTTTCATTTCTTTTGATAAAAAAAGTTACGTAAAAATTGAAGAACAATTAAAAATAAAAAATAATGTTTACGAGTTAAGATCTACTATAATTCATAAGGGTATACAATATGGTGGTCATTACATGTCTATAACAAAACTAGGTGATGATTGGATAATACAAGATGATGATACTTTAGGTAAATTAAAACAGTTTCCTAAAGAAGATAATCATTTTATTATGGTATACAATCTAAAAACTCTTTCATATTAATATCTTCTTTTATGTTTACGAGTGTTCTATAAAACGTTCTCCTACTATTAGGAAACGTTTTATCAGTTCTTTTCTTAAGTGGTTTCCACCAAATCGGTCCATTTTCCCATGTCACATACATACACTCAATAATATCACCTTGGCGTAACCATTTATAATTTTTCATTTTATCCATAGGTATAGACGATTCAAATATATGTTTTCCTCTATCTTGAATGTACAATCTCCATACATATTGACCAGGTACACATCCAGGTGTTTCGGCGGTAGGGCCCTTTTTTACAAGGAAATCGATTGTATTTTTATTTCTCGGTTTCCATTTAAACATGGTTTCATGTGTACCTATACGAATAGGTTCATTTACGGGTGTAAAAATAAGACCATCAATTTCCTGTTTTACATTTGGTAGATAATTATCCATAAACTCTCGAAACTCTTTATGTAAATGAAAATTTTTAACTTTCAAAGAAATTGTATCGGTGTTTAATATCATCGCTTTTTTTACCGTTTTTTTACAATTTTCCAAACGTTCAAAAAAATCTTTATTACCAACAACTTCACCACATGTCATTAAACAATCGTACACCATAAACATATTTTCATATAATTCACCCTCAAGTATAGTACCCTTAAATATATTCATTCTAAAATTCAAAGAAACTTTAAACATTTCAAGGGCTCTGTTTACGAATAAACAAACTTTTTGATCATCATAATATAAAGCCATCATCATATATCGAACACCATCTGTTTTTTCACATACGACGTAATCATTTTTTGATAATACATCAAAATGTTTCCTTTCTATGGAAATGGGTTGACAACCGGGAAATATCCCCTTTGTACCCCATGATTTTTCCATGAAGTTAATCGCGTATTTGTAAAGAGGATCATCCTTCTTTACAAAAACTCGTGACATGTTATTATATTATTTAATATATTCTTTAATTTGATTTAACACCAGATGCTCCCAAAATATTACTTATACATTCATGACTATATGTCATGACCAACTTAGCTTTAGTATACGCATGAATTTTAACACCAGCTTCTTGAAATTTTTTAAACATTATTTCCATACGGGGGAAAACTTTATAAACGCCATATTTTCTATCTTTTATATGTTTAGTGACGTTTTTACACATAATAATCCAACATCTAGAACTTGTATTTTTTACGTTATATATATCCGGTGAAATTTTATTCAAAACTTCTGTATCAAAATGTAAACCCATTTGGTTAACAGGTTCATTTGAACCCTGTTTAATTTTACTTTTAAATAAGTTCCAATCGACACCTTCCTTAACAGCTGGAAAAACTAAACAACCTAAACCTTCGTAATCATCAAAGCATTTTTCCAAACTAGAATCATCCATTTGTACACCAAAATCTATAAAAAGTATACGATCGTGTGTTTTCATTTTTGATTGAATCATTTCACATTTATCATAGGGATCATCATTAACAAATGAAACTTCATTTTCTACACCACCCTTATTTAAACACATGATGTTGAATCTAAGAATATTATGTAAAGTTTTAACGTGACATGATTTACTTCGAGTAACTAAAATTGTAGAAAACTTCATAATATTATATATTACAATCTAAGCCTTAAGCCTTTCATCTAAACACCCATAAAATGGTAAATTACCAACGTGTCCCAAAGTAGTATGAACATCTGCAAATATTTTACCGCCTATTGATTGCCATCTTCTACAAAATGCGTAATCTTCCGAAAGATATCTTCTATTATCTGGATCTATCATACAATCAAATACAGCACAATAATCATCAAAATCTCTATTTTGATGATCATTCTTACAATCTAAATCCTTGTAATGTTCGTGCATTTTTTCAAGGGCTTTTCTTGTTATTACCATGAAACCTGTAGGTCCATCTAAAACCTCAACGAAACCATTTTCTACACTTCTTTTTGTAGCACCTATATTTACGACCAAACTTGACGAAACTAGAGATAAATCTCTTTCATCACCTTCTTTGACAGCTTTTTCAGCTTGATCCCACATGACAACCTTTTTAGGATAAACAGCTACAGAAATATCATGTCCAGAATCTAAAAGGCGTACAACAGATTTTGGGTCAAAATCCACATCCGCATCGATAAACATAAAATATTCACAATCTGTTTTCTGCATAAATCTACCAACGGCAACATTTCTTGCTCTATGAACCAAACTTTCATTTTCTGTTGTATCTAACATTAAATGAATATTTTCCCTAATAAGTTCAAGTTGTAATTGAATAATACCTATCATGTATTTTTCCAAACATAAACCACCATAACAGGGTGTACTAATGAAAAGTTTTTTTCTGAATTTACGTTCCATTACCCTTTAATTGTTTTTATCCTCTAAGTATTTTTTTATTATATTTTCAATTTTATTAATAGTAGGTATAGAAATAGAACATTTTTCACAAATATCATTTTTACTAACACGACTTTTCAACACCATGTATATAATAACAGATGCAACACTATTTGGTGTTTTACTCATTAAATCTGAACAAGACTCCAAGTTAGAACACATATTATTACACTTTAATCTCTCTTCACGAGAAACATCGTATGCATTTAACAATCTTTGCATAACATCATGTGGTAAAGTTGTATAAGAATTTGTTGTTTTACCCAACATTACAGTTTTAAACATTTGAGATGTTCTACTTATATCCTTTGATTGAATAGAAAACATGTCAGCTATTTCCTTTGTTGTACGTGGTATCTTTGACATTCGACACGAAAATAATACACAATTTGCTTTTATACCAGTTCTAACAGCTCCACGTGTTAATTTTTTATCGTTGAATTTTTTATACATCATTTTTGCATCCTTAAGGACACATTCTGGTAATAATAAACATGCTTCATCAATATCTTTATAAGCATGAAATAAAGATCTATCTTTATGATTCATGGATTGGTGAAAATTTATTTTAGCCATTCGTTTATCTTTATAACTAGACGTGTTCCTAGTTGATATAATACAACCTTTACCCCAAGATTCTGAAAATAATTCTGGATTAGAATTCGGATTACCACATCTTGAATTATCTGTAACTTTACCATCATCAGATATACCACTCCTCCATTCTGGAGTTTCATCTATATATTGTAAATCTACTAAACCACATGAAGGACATGTAGGTATACCTTCTCGAGTAAAAATCTTAATAACATTACAATTTTTACATAAATTTTTATTTACTGGCTTTATTAATATCGGTTTTTTTAGTAATTTGTCCACATCGGACCATATAGCAGCCAGTTCTTCCATATATACATTCAATAGTTAAATTTTAATAAAAAATTATTCGCACTTAGGTTAAAAATTTAATTCATCCTCTTGTATTTTTGCAAATTTTTCTATATCATCGACCATTTTTTTATATCTAATAGAACCAGGGCTCCTAGGTTCCCAGTCTTTCCAATCTTTATTTATTTGTCTATGATTTTCTGGTATTGATATCATACCTATACATTCACTATCTGGTACTATAAATCCATCTAAATCAGAACCATCGTCATCAGATTCATCTATTATTTCACTATCGTCATCTGAATCTATTTCATCTATCATAGCATATAAATTATTCTTAACATTATAAAAATATTCTTGTGATTCATGATGTTCTGATATGTTTTCTTCCTGTACAAGTTCATCATTCTCATCAAGTTCATAAAGTGGCGCACTTTTATAAGTCATTGAAGTTTCTAAATAATAATAAACGACGAGGTAATCTTTATTATTTTCCTTCACTTTGGCATACATTTCATCTTCTATATCATCTTCTAAGTTCACTAGAACTTTTACAAGTTCACCAGGCTGGATTTCTGAAATATTAATCATTATTAAAGTTTTCATACAAAAATATTTATAGATATTAGCACACATGGGAGTAGAAATTTTATCAAAAGAAGGTTGTCAATACTGTGATATGGCGGTTGATTTATGTAAGGAGTATAAATTAGAAAATAGAAAAATTATGGTCGATAAAAATGAACTAAAAAAAAGATGCGGTGATCGAGCTTCGGTTTACCCACAAATTTTATTGAATGATGAATTAATCGGAACTTATTTTGAATTTCAGGATTATTTAGAAAACGCCGAACCAATGCTATTACCAACTTTGGATAGGTTTACTGTTTTTCCTATAGAACATGAAAATCTTTGGACGATGTACAAAAAAGCACAAATGTCTAACTGGACAGCAGAAGAAATTGATTTTTCAAAAGATATGGACGATTGGGTAAGTTTAAGTGAAAATGAACAACATTTTATTAAATATATACTTGCTTTTTTTGCAGGATCTGATGGTATAGTTTTCGAAAACCTAAATAATAACTTTGCGAGTGAAGTTCAATATACAGAGGCGCGTTCTTTTTACGCGTACCAAGAACATAACGAAATGGTCCATGGGGAAACATATAGTAAACTTATTGATAAATATATAAAAAATCCAACTGAAAAGAGACAGTTATTTGAAGCTATACAGACGATACCTTGTATAGAAAATAAAGCAAAATGGGCAATGAAATGGTTCAGTCGTGAACGTTCATTTGGTGAACGTTTATTGGCGTTTGCTTGTGTCGAAGGTATATTCTTTTCAGGAAGTTTCTGTGCTATTTTTTGGTTAAAGAAAAGAGGATTACTCCCTGGTTTATGTTTCAGTAATGAACTTATAAGTAGGGATGAAGGTTTACATTTAGAGTTCGCGATCGAATTATTTAAAATGTTAAAACATAAATTAAGTAAAGTTGTCGTTGAAGAAATTGTTAGAGACGCAGTTTCAATCGAAAAAGAATTTATCACGGATGCATTACCATGTAGTTTGATAGGTATGAATTCTGATAAAATGTCGGAATATATAGAATATGTTGCAGATAGATTGCTAAAACAGAGTGGTCACGATAAAATTTGGGGTACAAAAAATCCCTTTGATTTTATGGAGAATATATCACTCGATGGAAAAACTAATTTTTTCGAGAAGCGAGTTGGTGATTATGGAAAATTGGATGAAGATTCAACTTCCATTGAATTCAATGAAGATTTTTAGTTAATAGTAACTGTCTTACCATTTGAACACGCACAAGAAACGGTTTCAGCATTACCAATAGTTTCAAAACTACCTGGTATTGGTAATTCCGTAGTATCAGTTAAATCCATTGATCCCAATTCTAAACCAGAATCAATAGTCGCAAATTGCTCTTCACTCATACCTGGTAAAGGCATGGGCATATCGACCATAGCGGGTTGAACTTTTTGTTCTTCAACTTCTTCTTCAACTTCTTTTTCAACTTCTTTGGGTTCTACGGAAGGAGAAGGACTTTCCATAATCATAAAACCTTCAGTTCCGGGTATATTCATTATACCCCAAACAACTAAAAGGAAAACGAATGTGTGAAACACTAAACCATTTTTAGATGGACACCCGTTTGGTGTAGAAATCCACGACCCAAATATTCTACGCATTACTCTAAATGTTGTTGGGTTTGCTATTATGAAAAATATAAGAGCAGACATAACGGAAATCAAAAACTTTTTCTCCTGTTTCTTACCATTGCACCCGCATCCACAATCAGCCCATTTACCGAGAAAACTCACTTTATCTTTTTTATCACCTGACGAACACGACATTTTATATTAGTTTATACATAGAAAAAAAATAACTTAAAGTTTCTAAACGTATGATATACATAAAAAAAATGTCTAATAATATTCAAGTTTCCAACCAATTCGAACCATCGTCGGTTAACTTCAGTCAACTGAAGAAAAATAAAAACGGTGGTAAATCCGTGATGTTATCCGGAAATAAAAAGAAACTCTACTTACAACTCCCTTTTATGCGTTCACCATTTGGTCTGAGTGCGTTTACAGATGAAGCTACTAACAAAACTTCATACTCACTCGACCTATCTTTTGACACGGATAACGTGGAATCTCAAGATCTTTCAGTAAAACTGAAAGAACTCGATGAAATTATCCTTAAAACGGTTACTGAAAATTCAAAAGAATGGCTTGGTAAAGCATACGATATTAACGTTATTCGTGAAGCTTTGTATAAACCATTGGTTAGACAGGGAAAGGAAGGTTATCCAGATACACTTAAACTTAAAGTCCAAACAAATCAAACAGGTGATTTTATTTCCGAGGCGTATAATTCAAATAAAGAACAAATTCAGGTTGATGAAATTGAAAAGGGACAAAGATGTATGTGTATTGTCGAATTTAATCAAATTTGGTTCATTGATAATAAGTTTGGTGTAAGTGTCAGGTTATCTCAAGTTCTCTGTGGTGAATCCACTCGATTACCAAAATTTGCTTTTCAAGGCCTAGGTGATAATGATCAAAATCAAGATAAATATATAGAGGAAATCATGGATGACCTTATCGACGAATAAAATATTTTAATACATTAGTCATGGAACGTGAACGTCATTTAAAAAATTTAAAAAAAATTGCCATTCTCGCAAAAAATAAAAAAAATACATATACAAAAAAAATAAATTTAGGTAAAAATCTTATTGCAACTATACAGGATATGGGATGTTATCCCAAAAATGTTTTTTATACACCCGAAAATAAAGATTCTTCGGTCTCTATAGAAAATTCATCTACCTTATTAAAAAGAGGTACAAAAAAAATTGGTACGGGTGCATTTGGTGAAGTTTTTATGGGATGTATAGATAAAGAATGTACAAAAAAAATTGCTATAAAAATTGTAAAAGGATATGATGAATTAATGAAACACGAATACAAAATGGGAAAATATATTTCTCAGTTTGGAGGTATTAAACCTTTTGCACTTAGAAAATGTGATAAAATGTCTATATTATACACAGAATACGCAAATAATGGAAATTTATTAAATTTTTTAAAAATAAACAAGGACAAATTGTTACCTATACATTTCAGAACTATAATAACACAAATTTTACATGCTTTATATAAAATTAATAAAAAATACCCTACGTTCAGACACAACGATTTACATTTGGAAAATATACTAATAAATACATCTAAACCATCTCGTGTAAAAATAATAAAAATAAATAACACACAGTTTAAAGTTCATGACATTGGTTTACAAACACTTATAAGTGATTTTGGATTATCAACTTTAAAAAATTTTAAAAATCCAGAAATAAATTACGATCCAGCATGGTATCAAAAACACAGTGGTATTTCAACAAATTCACATTATTTATATGACACGCATTGTTTTTTAACTCGAATGAGAGCTTCTATTAAAGGATATGGAATACAAAGTGGTTTAGAAACAATATCATTTATAGAGCGAATATTACCGATGGAATATTTACGTAAAGACAGTTATAAAGTTTACGATTATCGTTTACGTGTTTCACCATTGGGTCACCCCGATTTACCAACATTTAAACAAATATTTAACGATAGATATTTTTCCCCTTATAAGAAAGCAGTTGTTCCGTTAGATATTACTACAATAATAGGTAAAAAAACGCCTATAAAACCTAAAAATATAATTGTTAAACACGGGGGTAAACCTATTAAAAAAACGCTCGAACAAATTAAAAAAGAACTCGCTTACAAAAATAACAAAAAGGTTATTAAACGTCCAGGTATAAAAGTAAGAATACAACCACAAAAACCAAAAGTTTCAATGGCTAAAAAAGGGTATATTAAAATAAATAAAAGGAAGTGTGTTAATTATAAAAAACAAGAACTTGTGCGTTTAGCCAGAACTATGGATATAGATCCACAAGGTAAAACTATTAAAAAAATATGTAATGAATTGAAATTAAAATATATAAAGTAATTATATAAAAGATATGATTGCTATATTAGCACTTATTGTTATTGATATTTATATTTTACTTAACACAGGGAAAAAGAATTTGGAGAAAACTAAGAAAGTTGGTGATAAAAAAGTTGAATGGACGGTTTATGGTACATCTTGGTGTGGTTGGACTACCAAACAATTGGAATACTTAAAAAAGAAAAATATACCTTACAAATTCATCGATTGCGAAAAAGGCAATTGCGATGGAATTGAAGCATTTCCAGTTATGAAAAGTTCTAAAGGTGAAAAGGTAGTTGGTTATAAGGAAGTTTAAACTCCACGAATGACCGCAAGGGAAAGGGAAAGAATAAACGCATCGAGAATAGAATTAATTGGTTTAAGCACTGTAATGTGTTTTACCAAGGATCTATTCCACGCAAATCTAAGTACAAATGTACTGATAAGAAGGATAAGAGTAAATATAAGAATTTCACTTACAACTTCATTCATTTTTTTGGCGTTAACAAGGTCTTTAATCATTTATCTATTAATAATATTTTTTTCTGTGATATTATTAATGAGTAAACCACAAACAAATAATAAAAAGGTAGTAAAAAAACTTCCATTGAGTGGTTCTGAAACTAGATTTACCCAACGGTGGTGGGGTAGATCTATAGGTATAGGTAACAATAATTGTTATGCATACGCTGTTGGTGATTTTGAAAGTTTTAGAATGAGTAAAAGTATACCAGGTGAGAGAGCCGGTATAAAAAATTTAAACCATTCATATACACATTGTAAAGGTTTACCCCAACGTGTAGTTGCTGATAATCCAAAAAAAGTATATATTTGTGGTGCAAGTACTAAATGTAAACCAGATCACTTTAAAGTGATGATGTTTGTTGCTCCTGGTAATAAAAAAAATTACTTTAGACAAGGTGATTTTCACTTTTATAAACAACACGGTTTCGTAGAATATAAAGTAAAGAAAGGAAACACGTACGAAGACATTGCTAAGTTTTTTAAAGTCCCTGTATCAAGGGTAATAAATTCTGGTAAATGTATTCCTGGTAAACTTTTAAAATTCAAAGCAAATATCTTTAGTCATAAAAGAGGTTGGGCAACTACACCTTTATTAGTTGATGCAAAAGGTAAAGCTATACTAGACCCTAGATATGCATCAAAATCGTACCCTGGGTTATCATATAAGAAATACTGTAGTTCATTCTGCGTTAAAAATAGAGGAATCAAAGTCGGTCATACTCATCCCAAAGTCATTAAGAATACTAGATAAATCATCCTCGTGATTTAATGAAAATATCAAGTCCAAAGCATCGAGTATAAATTCATTTTCAACACTTACTGTATTTGAAGTCGCCTCAAAATCATTAAATACAGTAATCATAACCCTAAAATTAGAACCATCAAAAACTTTTCTACATACCGGGCATGTCCTGTTACCCCTTTTTCTCCACTTTTCCAAACAATGTGAATGAAAAACATGTCCACATCTTATAGCCTTACTATTTCTAGTCTGTCGAACATCGTTCAGACATATAGCACATTGAACCATTATCTAGAACACTTAAAGAATTTATTAATCGTATTACGACGTACTTGGACTGGGAGAAGGATTATATGAAACATCTCCACACCATTTTTCAATTTCACTAAAAATTGTTTTAAAATCCTTTTGAACAAATTTTTTTTCATTAGAATCCCAAGTAGACCATTGTTCATTTTCATTAAAATATTTTTTTCCATTATAAAGACTTAAACACGAAGTATCAACACTTTCAGATGCATCCACTTTACCTTTTATTTTAGTATGATGATCTAGCAAAAAATTACCTCTTTCCTGTCTATCTTTGTCACATGCATCGCCTTCTATTATTGAACCCATAATTGTTAAAAAATCTAACATGGATGTACCCGTTTCATTTTCCAAAACAACATTGACATTATCTTTTCCAGTTAAATCCCATGATTCATGTGTGATAATATCTATTTCAGTTTCTTCCATTTTCTTAACAAATTTATTTAAAAATATTGTAAATTCATTACATACTTCTTCAGAATTACCATCTTTTTCTAATTTTTTTACCAAATCAGGAAGTTCATCGAAACTAAACGTTTTAATAAAATGTTTTTTAGTTCCTGGAACAAAAGATGTAAATTGTACTAAACCCGAAGATAATAATGAGCATAAAAAGCATAAAAGTCCAACTATTAATGTAGTAGACATATACAATTTATGTACATTTTTTTTTAATAAATTTAATATTTAATAAATGTTTGGCATTTTAAGAAGTGCTTTATCACACGATCCACATTGATCTTTTTGTTGTTGTTGCGATGGTTTCAAAAGTTCTGGACCTTTTTGTTGAAGAAGTTTTCTAAACGAGTAATTATCTTCGAAAGAAATACCATTTTCTTTCATGATATAATTATTATAAAGTTGATTTGAGCTATTTATTGTATAACATCGACCATCGGCCATACCCAATCTTTGAGACATTTTTATATATTAGTATTACATTAGAAATTAATTTGTCTATTTTTTGTTGTCAACTTCCATGACTTAAATCCTTTTTTAATAAGATGATCTACAAAATCTTTAATTTTATAGCCTGAAAAATCATCAAAAATCTCTCTTTTACTTTCCTCACATTGTTCTACCCTGACATCTTTTATATCATTTAGGGTATTGTTAATAATATTATATGCAAATGCAACCTCTTTTAAAGTTTCCGCACCAGTTATAATAATCTTTCCTGTACCAAATATACTCGTTGTGATCTCTTTCATATTATCAGCTGGTTTGAATTTGATCTTAACCGCTGAATATTTATCTGGTTCAAACGATACTTTAAACACATCTGAATACTTAGCAAAGTGTTGTGAAACCTTAAACAAATTTATCTTGTAATTTAAACTGAAATTTGAATTTATCATGACAACTCTGAAAGTTTCAATAGGAGCTATACAGTCTTTACCCATTGCAAGATTAAATACATATGAAAGTTGACTGATTATTCGTCTACAATCAAATAAATCTGAACACCCCGCAACTTGTATACTCCCATTTGGAAATATCTTGATAGATTTTGTACTATAACAGTCCTTATACACTAGAGTAATCTGATTATAAAAAGTAGTTGGTTTTAATTCCCATTTCCATGCTACATTACGATCATCTT